TAGTGTCGTCGAGCTCATCGAGGTGACCGTTCCGAGCTCGTAGGCTCCCTTCGGCGTCAGGAAGTCGCTGATCGTCCACGCCGCCTGCTCGGCCGCTGTCCAGCGTGGTGCGACCAAGCCATCGGCCAGCGAGAGGTACGCGGCCTCGACCCAGGGGCCGCCCCTCAAGACGACCCTGGTGTAGCACTCCAAGAAGGCCTCGGCGATGTCGTCCAGGACGACCGGATCGCCGTCCAATGTCAACGTGGTCGTTGGCAATGACAGGAGGGACGGGTGGTGGATCACCCCATCCGCCGAGATCCAACTGCCGTACTTGTTGCACCACTGGGCGAGCAGCCCGACGACGGCGTTCCAGAGCCTTCCCTGGAGCACCACGGGCGCGGTCGGGACCGCGGTCAGCGCGGCAAGCTCGACCGGGTCGTAGCCGCCCGTGATGCCGGTGGCGGCGAGCTGGGCCGCGTGGCCGTCGTAGAGCCTCTTGAGGATGTCGCCGATGCTCAATCCGGACAGCGACGGGACGTAATCGTCGTCGGTGCTCGGCAAGTTGAAGGTCAGCGTTCCGGTGCCGTCGCTGGCCGTGATCGGGATCTGATTGGCCAACCACGTCAAGTCGAGGCAGCGGTAGCCGACGCTGATCGGGCCGGAGCCGATGCCCGAGGGATGCAGGCTGACGATCACCCCGGTGAAGCGCAGGGTGCCGTCGACCGTTAGGGTAACGGGCCAGCCCTGGCGGTACGATCCCGGGGTCGTCGTCACTAGTTCGGTGAATTCGAGCGAGCCGGGGCCGTCCATGCTCAGCGTGAGCCGATTGAGGACGATACGCGCGGCGCCGCGGTTGACGACGGACCCGTTGATGGCGAGGACGCTGGCCACGATCAGAAGCCCCCGTAGAAGCTCTCGGAATCGACCTGCTGTCTCTGCATGCCGCGGGCGATTGCCTGCTGGCTCTTCCGGTAGCCGGCCCAGGCGGCCTGCTGGATGGCGGCGGCGAGGTTGCCGTCGGTGTCGGGGAGCCGGTCGACGGCGTCGCGGACGACCCGGTCGAGCTGCTGGGGCGTGCGGACAGTGGGGAGATCGCCGTTGCCTGACTGGCGGAGGGCCTCGGCGGTGAGGGCGTCCTGCTGGGCTGACTGCATGGCCCGGAGCCTATTGGAGGGTTCGGCGTCGCGCTCGGCTCGCTTCCTCGCCTGCTCCGCCTCGTGGGCGGCCTTCTCCCGGGCCTGCTCTTCGGCCTTCGACGCGGCCTCGATCCCGGCCTCTTCCTCGGCCTGGGCCTGCTTCGCCTCCTTCGCGGCGGCCTCGCGGAAGGCGCGATCCTCGCCGGCCCTCTTCCTCCGCGAAACTCCCGCGTCGTGGGCCCGCTCGCCGAATGCCTCGGTAGCCCGCTCCTCCTCATCCTGGCGGCGTCGGGCGTCGGGTGTGAGGCTGGAGAGGTCGTCCCGCGTGCGGCCGGCCGGGAGAGTGCCGACCAGGTCATTGAGGGCCCTGGAGTCGCCGCGGAGGGCCCGGCCGACGAGGTCCTCGGCCTGCTGGCCAATGCGGCCCCGCTCGGCCTCGACGGCCTTGCGTCGGGCCTCGATGTCCCGTTCCATCCCGCCTTGCGTTCCTACCAGGTTGAAGGGATCTCTGGCGACCTGTTCCTGATAGGTCCGGATCGATCTGCGGAGGGCCTCCTGGCGTCTGCCGAGCTCGCCGCCGGAGCTTCCGGACTTGAGGAGGGCGGCCTGGGCGGCCTTGATGAGCGAGTCTGGGTCGTTGCCGACGACCGCCTGGACGTCCGCGGCGATGTCCTTCGCCTCATCGGTGGGCCGGTCGCGGGCGGCTTCGAGAGCGGCCCGGGTCTTCTTCGCGTCGGCGGCTTCGCGCTCCAGCTTCGCGGAGGCGGCCAGGCGTGTGTTGTATTCCTGGAGCTGGCCGGCGGTCAGCTTGTGCTGGTCCTCAAGCTCCTTGAGCCGCTTCCTGTTCTCGTCGAGGGCGTCGGTGAGCTCCTTGACGCGGTCGCGGCTGGTCGGGAGCTCGTTGGCGGCGCCGGCGGCCAGCGCGTCCCAGAGCTTCGTGACGAGGGGCTTCGCGAGGAGGGCCGCGACGCCGAGGCCGGCCATCAGGCCGGCGAGGCCGGGGCCGCCGCCTACGGCGGCGGTGAAGCCCTCGATGTTGTTGAGGATGCCTCCCAGGCCGCCCTGCGCGAAATCCTGGAGGGCACGGCTCGCTTCGAGTGCGGACCGGCCGAGATTGGCGTGGGAGCCGGAGAGCTTGCCGGCCGCCTCGGCGGCCTTCTCGACCTTCTCGACGCCCAAGGCCACAGCGGCCGAGGTCTGGGCGACGGCCGGCTGGAGGGCGATCTCGTCGGACTTGAGGCGAGAGAGGGCGTCGGCGAGCGATTCGGTGGCGGTCTCGGCCTTCGACGCCTCGGGGCCGAAGAGTTTCAGCGCGTCGAGGAACTCCGAGCCGGTCGCCGTGGCCTGGTTGAGAGCCGCGACGAATTCGGAGTTGTCGAGCGATAGCTTTACGCGGGCTTCGTCGGCCATCGGCCATCCCTCCCGGGGTCAGGCTACGGTGAAGGCCAGGTCCGTCGAGGCCGAGCTGTCATAAAACGCCTGGATGCCGATCGTCTGGTAGGTCGCGTCGCCGAGCGGTAGGTTGTCGTCGACCGAGGCGACGTAGTTCTTCGTCTTCAGGTCGATGGTGGTCGTCAGGCCGCCGCTCCGGGCCCAGGCCGCCGAGACCGTGAGCGGGGCCTGGGTTTCGAGGTTCCCGCGGAGGGTCGCGGAGACGTACTGGAGCCGCACCGAGGCGTCCACGTCGCGGCCGGCGTAGTAGAGCGCCGTGATCCACTGGTCCTCGTCCCACGTCGGGGCGAGCGTGTTGCTGACCGTCACGGACAGGCTCGAATACTTGGTGGCCGTCCCGCCGATCGAGAGGAGCCCCTTGCTCTCGTAGTGGGCGTAGGGGTTCTCGGTCGGGAAGACGCTGTCCGCAGGCTGGGCGAGCGTCGCGGTGGACTTCGACTGGCCGACCCACTGGAGGGCGGCGGTGAGGTAATCCTGCTGCGCCGTCCCCGCGACGGCCAGCCGCTGGACCTTGCAGCCGAGGAACCTCTGGACCTGGGTCGAGTCGAAATAGTCCAGCGTGTAGCTATTCAGGTCATTGGACGTGAGGGTCGTGGCGGCCGCCAGGAGGTAACTGGCCTGGCTCGGGTAGAAGAGCGTCGCGAGCCCGCCCGAGACGACCTTCCGGTTGGCGACCACCTGGCGACGTCGATTCCCGCCGTCCGCGGAGCGGATGACCTGCCGCTGGGGCACGGCCCTCACGGTCATGGCGTCGTCGCCGACGATCCGGAACCACGCGATGTCCGGCGTCGTGGCGGACGCGTTGAACGTCCCGTAGGTCGCCTCCTTTGTGCACCGGACCCACTGCTGCGCGCCCCATCCCATGCTCTTCTCCTTATCCGAATGTCCGCCGCGGGTCCCCTACCCCGATTATCGCCGCCCGCCCGCGAAGTCGGGGTTCAGGTCGGCACGTGGAGCAGCAATCGCAGCGTCCCGTCGGCCGCGAGCATGTGCATGCCGGCGTCGGCGTTCCGGTGGCCCAGCGACACGAGCTTCAGCTCCGGCTTGACGACGCCGACCGCCGCGACCTTCGCGCGGATCGCGTTCAACCTGGCCATTTCGGCCGGCCAGAGGGCGTCGCGGACGGCCCCCCAGAGGTCCAGGAGCGGATCGACGTCGGTGCCGGCGACCACGAGCCGCAGGCCGATCGTGAAGTCGACCCGGTGCATGCCCTCGGCCTCCCAGCTCGACGAGCTGGGGAGCGGACCGGTCGCGAGATAGGGCAATCGGGCCAGCGTCGGCGGCAGCGAGTCGGCGGCCTCGCCGGTCCACGACGAGAACGCTTTCACGACCCGCCGCAGGGTCGGGTCCTCTCGGAGGATCGAGTCGACGGCCCGGAAGGCGAGCCGTTCGGGCGACGCGGGCAGCGCGAGCTTCGGCGAGACCAGGGGCATCAGCCACCTCCGAGGGCCTTGAGGACGAACGACCGCAGGGACTCGACGCAGCGGCGGACCGCGTTCGGCCGGACGCCGGCCAGGTCCCTGGGCGGGGAATCCCCGCGGCCGGCGAAGAGGTCCTCCAGGAACGGCAGGCCGTTGGCGTCCACGACGTCGTCCCACGAGCCGAGCACGGACCAGCCGTCGCCCTGCCCGGCCGGCTCCGCGTGGAAACGGGTGATCACGCGGCTGGCCGCCCCCCGGGGGGCCGTCGGCGGCCCGTAGAGGACCCTGTAGGCGGAGCCGCTGAGGTTGTCGTGGGCCAGCGGCGTGAAGTCGGGCGAATGGGTCGCGGGCCGGGGCCGGTAGGTCACCGGGGCCAGCGGCCGGCCGGCGGCGTCGAGGCCGGCGAGGATCCCGGCGCGGTTCTCCTCCTCGACGATCGCCGCCCACCCGGCCAGGAGCGGCGCGAAGTCGAGCCGGGACGCCGCGGAGAGCTCCGCGAACTTCGCGTCGAGGGCCGTCGTGTCGAGATTCGTGCCGCCTGCCATGGGAAGCTCCTCAGCCCCGCCGGACCCTGACCTGTCCCAGGCTGACGGCCGCGTCGGCCGTGCCGTCGAGGTCGAGGTCCAGGTCGACTGTCAGGTTCGAGGCCAGCGCGTTGGCCATCCTCGCGAAGACGGCCGCGTACCGCGTGAGGTCGGCGCCCCCGCCGGGAGACGCCTGGCTGCGCAGGACGGCCGCCAGGGCGTGGCAGGCGGTCGCCCGCCGGACCGCCGCCCCGCGAGGGCCGGTGAGCAGGACGGCCCCGCCGTCGAGAGCGGACTGCAACCACGAGCCGGCCAGGGGCGACCCGGCGTTGCCGCCGGGGATCGCCGCGAGGGAGTCGAAGCAGGGACCGCCGCCGATCGGCCCCCCGGGCATCGCGGCGGCGATGAGCGAGTCCAGCCAGGCCCTGGCGAGCGCCCGCTGCTCGGCGAAGCCGGCCTGGTCGGCGTCGGTGTTCGCGACGTTGCCGATCCAGCCGCACTCGGCCTGCATGTCGGCGAACGTGCAGTAGCTCGACGGGGCGGTGGCCGTCCCCGGTGCGGCCAGGAGCTTGAGGGTCGTCCCGGGCGGCAGCAGGGTCGTCGTCCGACCGGAGCGGCTTGCCCACACCTGGAGCGGATAGTCGCCGGGCGGGATGCCGACGGTGTCCGCGTCCTGAAAGCTGACCTGGAACGTGGCAGCACCGGGCGCGTCGATCCAGCTCGCCGAGGGGGTAGCTAGCGGGGCGCGGTCGTCGCCCGGCCAGAGCCTCGCGACGAGGGCGTCGGTGGCCAGGAAGACGCTCGCGGCGGGCCCCGATGCGGTCATCGCCTGGAAGGGGAAGTCGCGGGACGTGCCGACGGTGAGTACGAGGGGATCGCTCATCGGGCCACCTCCGCCGCAGTGAGTGCGAGGGTGAGGTTCGGGTCGACCGCCGCGAAGTCGTCGGGGGCCGCGTCCGCCGCGAGTGCGAGGGTGCGGCCCGGGTCGATCGCCGCGAAGCCGGCGGCCGCGTCGACGAGGGCGGACTGGAAGGCGTCGAAGAGCGTCCAGCCGGCGGCTGTCGCGGGCCTCGGAAAGAACCGGGGAGTGAAGAAGGCCTCCGGGAAGAAGGAGCTCGGGAACATGGCGGATCCTCCGGGTCATGCCGGCGGCGTGATCGTGATCGCCGTGGTGTTGCCGCTGGGGTCGAAGGTCGTCGACACCCGCACCGTCGAGCCGTCGACGCCGGTCAGCGTGAGGGGGCCGTTGGGCAGGCCGGCCCGCTTGCCGACGAGGGCTCCCAGGACGGCCAGGAGCTGGCGGGCGTTGAGGCCGTCGATCGGGACGGCGTCGAGGCCGGCGGCGGCCAGCAAGACGCGGCCGGATGCGTCGGTCGCCAGCTTGTTGGCCGGAGTGACCAGGATCGCGGACGCGAGGTCCTGGACCGTCGCAGCGGCCGCCAGGGACCTGCCGATGCTGTTCGAGACGGCGAAATCCGCCCCCGTGGTCAGATCGGTCCAGACGGCCGTCGCGAAGGCCGAGCTCGCGGATGCGGCGACGCCCGCGGCCGTGATCCAGTTGGCCGGAATCGAGGGCAGCGTGACGGCCGCGGTGACGCTGGCCACGGAGCCGCCGACGTTCCCCGTCACGCTGCCGACCGCCCCCGAGACGGCACCGACGGTCGTGATGTTGGTCGTGCTGGCGAGGGTCGCGGCCGGGACCGTCACGCCGCCCGCGCAGGTGACCGCCTGCGTCTTGATGGTCTGGAGGTCGGCCGCGACGTTGCCCGACACGTCCGCGCTGGAGAGGGTCGCGGGGACCTTGCCGGACGCCGGGTTGACCTGGCCCGAGCCGGTGCCGACGGTCGGCAGGCCGCCGGCCGACGCGGGACTCGCCGTGGGCAAGGCGGACAGTCCGAGATTCGTCGCGGCCTGGGGGTCGAAGGCGACGACGGGATAGATCACGTCACACGGGTCCGCGCCGGTCGCGGTGGCGTGGAGGATGAGCGGCCCGAGCGTGTTGGTGTCGGTCGCGTTGCCGGCCACCTGATACCAGCCGTTCCCGATCTCCGTCACGAGGCCGGACGGGGAGGCGAACGACCCGCCAGGCTTCCTGAGCACGACGGTCGGGGTCGCCCCTGTGACGGGCGCGACATGGTCGGTCGACGCGACGAGCAGGAACAGCAGGGGCTGCGACGTGCTCGATTGCTTGAGCGGGTAACTGATCATGCCACGCTCCTTGACCCGAATCGAGGCGAGATCGTGCGTCGGAAGCGAGGGGTCGCGCCGGAGTAGTAGTAGGCGGTCAGCAGGTCTTCGCGCCACGACGGCGGGGGTTCCCACAATTCCCAGGGATTCGACGCGAGAGAGGCGATCTCGGCCCGCGAGCACGCCCGGTTCAGGATCAGTGCGTGTGCGAGCGTCCCGCGGCCGATCGACCCGAGTCCGTTTGGGTTCACCATGATTCCGACCGGCACCGCCGCCGTGCCGACGAATGCGGAGCCCGGGGTCCCGGTCGCCGTCGCCACCGCGACCCCGTTGAGGTAGGCCGTGGCCGTCGCCGTGGCGACGTCGTAGGTCGCGGCGAGGTCGGCCCAGGTGCTATTGGTGAGCACATTGCCGCTGGTCGCCGCCACGTTCCCCGCCGCCGTGAACGCGAGCGCCCGGAACGTCCCCAGGCCGATCCCGTCGAGGATGCCGACGCGATTCGTGCCGTCGTCGAGGCGGATCACCGTCGAGAGGTTCGTGGACGTGGTGATGTACACACGGGCGAGGAGCGTGAAGCCCGCCGTCGGCCGATACCGGGCGGAGGCCGGGACGAGGCCGTACTGGGTGCCGGTGAAGCCCAGCCCGTAGCCCTGGTCGGTCGACAGCCATGCCGGCGAGCCGGTGAGGGTGCAGGCGTCCGGCCCCGCATCGTTCGCCAGCGACGCGCCCTGCCCCGCATTCACGGCGAGCGCCAGCGTGACGTCCCGGCCGAGCGGATGGGCCGGGTCGACGCGAGTGCCGAACAGGGGCTTGTTGAGCCAGCGCATCGAATGCCCCCTTACGACAGCTTCGAGCTGGTGACCTTGACGCTGCTCAGGGGCTGGCCGGCATCGAGGTTCGTGACCTTGCCCGACCACTGACCGGTCGGGACTCGCACGGCCTTCCGATAGGTCGTCGATACGACGACGGGCGAGAACGTGTAGCTGATCGAGGGGGTCAGCTCGTAGTTGCTGGCGTCGGCCTTGTCGTAGAGGTCGAGCCGGCATCCGTTGGTCCCGGAGACGGAGCCGCCGGCCGTGACCTCGAAGCCGACGACCCCGCCGAACGCGCCGCCGGTGCTGAGGTCGAAGGTGAACGGGCTCGACGTCGTGGCCGCGGCGAGCGAGCCGTTGTAGAGGGTGTTGGAGCCGTTGTCCTGGCCGGCCGTCGAATAGGCGATGCTGGGTCCTGCCATGGCTCAGTCCTCCTCCGCGGTCGCCGGCCTGACGTACAGGATGTCCGCGGCCGTCACGTCCCGGCCGAAGAGCTTGCGGGCGAGGCTGATCTCGGCGGACCAGGCCGCGTCCGGGACGTCCTCGGTGCGGGTCAGCCGCTCGCGGAGCGACGCCTCTTCGCCGCCCGTGATGATCGGCCGGGTCGTCGACTCCGGGTCGGGCGCCGTCGCCGTCAGGAGGTCCATGGCGGACGCGAGGCTCGGCGTTTCGCTGTTGAACTCCGCGATCAGCCGATCCTGGAAGCCCGACTCGCGGAGCCGCTTCCAGCTCGCGTCGGAGAGGAGCGCGAGCACGTCGGCCCACGTCCAGGCGACGGGCCGCGTCACGAGCGGGGCCTCGGCGACGGGATTGGCCACCCGCATGGCGGCGAAATTCGCCAGGATCTGGTCCGTGGCGAGCGACCAGCCCCCGGCCATCGCCGCGACCTGCGAGCCGATCCAGTCGGCGAACGGCCCGGATGGGACTCCGCTCATCGACCCTCCTCCGTACGAGCGGCGGCCCGGGCCGCGACGAGCGGCCCGGGCCGGCAGGTTAGTAGGCGTAGATCGCGACCCCCGCGAGGACGACGCGGCCGGTGCAGGTGTCGGAGGCGTTGTCGGCCACGCGGCGAATCCGGACGCCGATCCAGTTGCCGGCGGCCGCCGAGTCGAGGTTGGCGTTGGCGATCGAGATCGTGCCGACGCGGAGGACGCCGGCTGTCGACGCGAGCGTGACCGTGGCGGTCTGCTCGGTGCCGGCGCCGGAGGTCAGGTCGAGGCTGTCGGTGTTGTCGGCGAGCAGCTTGACCGAGGCGCCGATCACCACGGCCGTCCCCAGGTCGGCGGCGTTGGAGCCGTCATCGACGACCACGACGTCGACCTTGAGGCCGGTCGTCAGGGTCGCGTTTCCGGGGATCTTCAGGACGGCGTCGTAGCCGACATTCTTGTTCCTGGGCAGGGCCAGGCCCCGGACGGTGCCGGTGGGCACCAGTTGGAGGCCGGCCTCGTAACCCATGGTCGTCTCGCGCTGGAGGGCGTCGACGACCGACGCGACGAGCTCACTGGCCATCTGCGGATCTCCACGAATAAGGCGGATAGGAGCGCGGGCGGCGGGCACGGGACGCTCCCGTGCCCGCGGCGAGACGCGGCATCAGGCGGTGACGGCGTAGGCGGCGAAGTCCTTCCGCACGATCTTGAAGCCGACGTTCGTGTGGATGTTGATCAGGGTGCCCTGGTCGCGGAGGCTGTAGCCCATCTGGATCTGGAACGTGAACTTGGGGGCGTCGGCGAGCGGGTACACGTACGTCTCCTCGACGCCTCCCAACTCGGCGTTGGAAGGCGGCGGGGCGCAGACTCCCGCGACGGCCCAGCGATGCAGGAAGACACCCGCGTACTTGCTGCTCGGGGTCGGCATCTGCTGGTCGAACTTGATCGTCGCCCCCAGGGCCGGCACCAGGACGCCCCCCTGCTGGGCCATGCGGGCGGCGTCCTCCCCTACGACCTGGGCGGAGTAAAACGCGGTGTCGGAGAGCATGTTGGCATAGGCCGCCGGGTGGGTCAGGAACGTCAGGTTCCCGGACTGAGACGTCGGGCAGCCGTTGCCGACCAAGTACCCCCACAGCTTGTTGACGTCCGCGCGCTGGAAGGTGCTGGCGGCTCCCGAGGTGAGCGACGAGTAGGCGTTCAGGTTGCTGCTCGTGAACAGGCCGGTGACCAGCGAGTTGCACTGCCGCAGCGCCGCCTCCAGCTTGGGCTGCACGTAGAGCTCGGAGAGCTTCTCGGGCGTTCGGACGGCGTCCCAACTCTTGATGACGAAGCTCGCCGAGATATGGTTGGAAAGCGTGATCTGGGCGAGGTCGTGCTGGGTATCCGACGGCTGGAGCGGGCCGCCGCCGATGTCCGCCGCGTCGGACTGGTCGACGCGCGGGATCGGCACGTTCATCGTCTGGCCGATCTCGCCCCCTGCGGCCTGGAAGTCCCAGTAGATGCTCCCCAGGGCCGCCTTGGTGTACGTGAGCGACTGGATCGCCATGACGGTGGCGGGAACCAGGCGCGTTTCGAAAATGCCGCTGACGGAATTCGCCATTCGAGGAGCCTCTCGGCGGGCTCCGAAGGGCTGTTAGCCCTCTGCGAAAGTCCGGCAACTTTCGCGGCGTGATCGACTTGACCTGGAGAGCCACCTGTCCGGGGTGGCCTCGGCGGCGGGCGCCGGGGTGATGATTCTATCCTACGCGAGCGCCGCCGCCGGCCGAAATGCCGTCACCCGTCGATCAGCTCGACCCCGCCCGTCAAGAGGGCCTCGCTATAGCGCGCCTGGTTGGCCGCCATCCATTCGCGGGACCTCAGGTCGCTCGACCTGACCCTGAACTTCCCGCTTTCCTTGACCAGGCCCCCGCGACCCGCCCCAGGCCCCGGCTTCTGAGAAGCCGCCACCGATTCGGCCGGCTTCTCGCCAGGATTCTCGCCCTTCGAGGTCTCCGCGAATAGGTACGGCCGCGTCGTTCGCTGCTCCTCGATCAGATTGGCGATCGCGGCCTCGTCGGGCTCGTCGACCTCGGCCTTGTAGCCGGCGAGCTGCCAGAGGTCCCCGACCGCGTCCAGCCTGGCCCCGGCCTTCGTCGCCGCCGCGTCGAAGACGCGGCGATGCTTCAACCCGCGGAGCTCGGCGGTGAGCTCGGCGACCCGCTTGGATGCCGCGGACGAATCGGCCCGCTTCGCCAACTCATCCCGCTCCTTCGTCAGGGCGGCCACGGAGGCCGCCAGGGCGTCTCGCTCCTTCTCGACGGCGGCGAGCTCGTCCCGCCCCTTCCGCATCTTGTAGTACAGGCTCGCGATCTTGCGGGGGTCCTTGCCCCCCGCGCCTTCCCGCTCATCAGCCGCCTTCTCGGCCATCGCCGTCATCCTCCGTTGGTTTGGACCGGATCCACGGCCGGGGGCGTCGGCACCCCGAGCCTCGCGGCGGCCTCCCGCACCAAACCGGGGTCGGCGGCCACCTGCGCCAGGTGGGCGATCGCCTGCTCCCGGGTCAGCCCGTACCGCCGCATCGCGATCGTCACCGGGGACTCGATCCCCAGCTCGATCGCCGCCCTGTCCTGCGCGTCCCGCTCCGGCCCCGGCAGGTCCACCTGGGCCCCCGGCCAGGCCAGCGAGAGCCGCCCTTCCTTCGCCGCGGCGAGCAGGTCGGCCCGGTCGTAATGCGTCCCGCCCACCGCCAGCGAGGCGACCGCCAGGTCCCGCTCGTACCGACGGAAGGGCTGCCTCCGCTCGGTGGCGTAGTCGGCCAGCGGCTTCTGCTCGATCGCCAGGGCTGCACCCGAGGCCAGCGGCTTGCTCCCCATCCGATAGGACGTCACCGGGACGCCCAGGCCCTCCAGCTCGGAGTCGATCACCGAGCGGATGTTCGTCCAGCCCCCCTCGATGTCGAGGTCCGCCTGGAGGTACTCCAGCCGGCCGGGCGGGGACTTCTCCAGGTCGGTCGGCAGCGACGCGAGCCTCGCGAACCGGCCCATCACCCGGACGGGGTTGGCCGCGACGTCCACGTCGAAGGCGACCCCCATCGGGGCGTGATACTCCTGCACGGCCTGGGCGAGGTCCGAGGCCTCCACGTCGAGCGTCGAGTTGATCGCCGAGAGGAAGGGCCCGAGCCCGCCGCAGGCGTCGATGCCCGAGGTCGGCGGCTCGAACCAGGCGAAGGCGAACGGCAGAACCCCATAGGGGTTCTGGCCGGAGAGCTCGGGCCGGAACCTCGGCAGCCGGCCGCCGGCCGTCTGGCCGGGCCGGAGCTGATCGGTCTCGTAGACGCGGAAGAACTCGGGCGTCCAGAACGTGTACCGGGTGCGGTTATCGGCGCAGTCGATCGTCACGCAGCAGGCGACCTCGTTGGCCTTCCAGGGGGCCTCGTAGGGGACGATCTCGTGCCAGCCCGACCAGACCTGGAACGAGAGCGGCCGGGCCGGGTCGCCCGTCGCCGCCACCTGGATGGCCGCCATCCCGTGGAGGTGCGACATCCGGTCGACCTGCTGCCAGACCCCGTTGACCTGGGCGGCGTCGTAGGCAGCGTTCAGCCAGTCCGCCGCCCCCTCGTGCCCGGGGAGGGACCGGGCCGGGGCGGGGGCGTAGAGCTGGCTGGCCAGCACGGTGACCACCCGCCGGGCGAACGGCAGCGACCGCTTCGGCCGGCGGCGGTAGTCGGCGTCGTCCTCCGCCTCCCGGTGCGGGATCATGTCCACGCCGCGCAGGGCGTAATAGGCGGCCGACCGCAGGCATACCTCGCGACGGCCCTGCTCGTTGGGCAGGCCGGCGAGGATCTCGCCCTCGATCGCCGACAGGAAGTCGTCGGGGAGCGGCTCGATGGGCACGTGGGTGGCTCCTTACGCCCGCTCGTATTCCGGCACGAACTCGCCGGCGAGCTCGATGTCGTAATGTCGCGTCTCCGACCGGTTCGGCCAGAGCACGTGATACAGCTCGGCGGTCGCGGTGACGCTCACCCCCGTGACCATCCCCCGAGTCGGCTCGTCGTCGATCCGGAGGTAGACGATGTCGCCGACCCCGAAGGCCGCGACCCGCTTCGAACCCGGCGTCCGGACGGTGATCGACATGGGGCGTCACTCCTTCACTTCGACGGCGGCCTCGGCGACCGGCCAGGGGGTGGGATCGAAGGCCCAGCCCTCGGCCAGCATCCGGGTCAGCAGCCCGGAGAGGGCCGCGAGCGGCTGGTCCGCCCGGTGCTCGATCCGGACGGTCTCGTTGCCGACGCGGGCCAGCCAAGGGCCGTTGAGACGCTCGGGTGCGACGACGATCGTGTTCGCGGGGCTCGCCATCCTGGGCCTCCTTGATGATTCCAGTGTAAGTCAGTCGCCGCGGACGGCCTCGTCGCGGAAACTCTGGGTCAGGGCGTCGCAGGTGTCCGGCGCGTGCCCGAGCCGCTCCTGCATGGACTCCTTGTCTTCGAGGGCCGACTTGTCGCCTTTCAGGCTGTACCGCAAAGCCAGCAGCTCTTCGCGAAGGGCCGGCCACCAGGGCTGGACCGGGATGTGGAAGGGCCGCCAGGCCACGCCCTCGCCGAGGAAGTGCTCGGGGTCGAGGCGCCGGGCGAGGGCCATCGCGGCGGCCGTGCGGAGATTCGTGAACCGCTTGCCGCCGGCTCCCCCGCCGAGGTACGGGACGGCGCCGTAGATGCCCTGGGCCTGGAGGGCGTTGGACATCCGCTTACCGGTCGTGCCCGCGCCGTCGTATGAGCAATCCCGCTCCGCGACCCCCCACTTCTCGCGGAGCCTGGCGATCACCGCCGCGGCCCCGGACGGGCCGGTATACGGCGAGGCGTCGCACTCCAGGATCCCGACGTCGTCCCGCACGAAGACCACGGAGCGGGCACGGCCGACACCCTCCCCGACGTCGCACGAGATCCGCTTCTGGCCGCCCCGGCCCGCCTTCCGGGCCTCGGCGGCCGCGGCGGCGGCCTCAGGCGACGTGCAGGCGTCGAGGTGCTCCGGCGGGATCAGCGTGTCCTGGTCGAGCCTGGGCCGCTGGGCCAGGACGTGGACGCGATACCAGAGCGAGTTCTTCCCGTGCTTGCGGGCCATCGACTCGATCCAGGACCGGTCCGCCAGGCCGTAAGGGCTCCGGTCGAGGTGGGCGTGCGGCGATGCCATCGCGGGCGTCACGAAGTGCCTGACGGCCAGGTGCGGCGGGACGTTTTCCCTGGCGTCGCGGTCGCCCTGGTCGCAGATGTCGACCGCCCAGCCAGTCGCCCGGACCGGGTTCATGGCGAGGAACATCTTGGTCGCGTTGAGGCTGTCGAGGGCGGACCCGATCTCGGCGGAGATCGCGCTGGCCTCGGTGATGACGACCAGGAGGTTGCCCGCGTGCTGCCCCGAGGCGCGCTCGATCGACGTCGTGGAAAAGGCCAGGGCCCCCCACCCGGGGGCCAGCGTCATCGTCAGCGGCGATGCCTTCACGCCCTCGCTGATATCGACCTGGAAGATCTCCGGAAAGTGCTTGCGGAAAGGGCAGCCTTCCATCGCGCGCCGGACTTCCTTGAAGGTCACAGACCCCAGGAGCGTCTGCGACGGGCCGGTCGCGATGACCAGACTATCGACGCGTGTGTAGAGCCACCAGGGCGCCAATGAGCCAATAAGCATGTCCTTTCCCAAACTGTTGGCCGTCTCGGCCACCACGACCCTGTAACGCTGGAGCGCTTCGGCCCATTCCAGCTGGCCGTCGTATCCCCTGGGTCGGCCCGACCAGAGGGGCGGCTTGTTCAACACCGCGGTGTTGAAGAGCGCGATATCGTCGTGGCACTCGGCCAGGAGGTCGCACAGGGCGTCCGTTTCAGCGTCGAAGGCCATCAGGATGCCCCCTCGACGCCCTCGGCATCCGCCCGCCCGGCTTCCCTTTCTTCGGCCTCCCTGGCGGCACGCAGCTCCTCCGCCCGCCGCTGGGCTTCCTCGACGACCTCGCGACGATCGGCGGTGTCCGCACTAGCCGGCCGCTCCGACGGCTTGGCCCACCGCTGCGGAAATTTGCGCTCCAGGAACCAGCGATTTCCGGGCGAATTGGCCGGGTCATTCAGGACGCGGTCCAGCGCCCGGGCCTCCCCTATGCTCGAAGCCCTCTCGAGTTGCACAAAGAAATCGAGGATCGCGGCGGGCACGCCGGGATCGCCGGATCTCGCCCGCTGCTGCCAGTAGTTGAGGGCTTGCTGGGTGACGCCCGCGGCCTTCAGCGCCACTTTCTGGTAGTTCCCGGCCGCGACCAGTTGGAGGATCGTATTGCAGACGTCCGGCGTTAGGACCCGGGGCCTCTCCAGTGCCGTGCCCGTCTGCGGCTTCTTCCTGGCGGCCATGATCACCCTCCCGTCGACCGGTGCGACTCGGCGGCGGCCAGCTTGGCCTTCAGCTCCGCGACCTCCACCTTGAGGACAGCGCGGGCTTCGCGGCTCTCGTCGACCTCGCCGTGGAGCTTGTCGACATCCGCCTGGGCCTCGTCGAGTCGTCGCCGCAGGAGCCTCACTTGTCCATTGGCCCCGCTCGACCAGATCGCCCAGATCGACGCGGCAACACCAATGGCCGCGCCCGCGATGACCAGGTCCGGCCGGCCTTCCACGACTGCCAGGGTCGCGGAGGGGAGCCCCACGACCGCCCCCAGCACCGCCGACCTTCCCGGAGTCAGAACCTCCGCCAGCCAGCCCGACGCGATCATCTCGATCCCGCCGCATCCCGCGACGGCCTCCATTTCCCGGCGGACGCTCACTGAGCCGCAGCCTTCGCCGCCTGGGACTTCGCCTGGACCGTCGCGGTCCCGAACAGGATTGCGGCCGCCGCGGCCAGCAACTCGCGATAACCGCCCGCCTCGTCGCCAGAGAGGATCGCCAGCAGCGCCGTGGCGACCGCGCCCAACGAGGCGGAATGCGAGAGCGTCCACTTGAGGACGACCGTGAGCAGGGCCTGCAGTTGCGGGATGGTCATGGAGGGCGTCCTTTCCGTCCGTAAAGCGAACGAAGGTCCGACGCTCTCCAGTATCGCCGAGAGGCTCTGGAACGCGGAAATCGCGAGCATAGAGGCGCGGGCGAGTTGATCGTTCGCGTGAGTGAGGACGCGACGACCTCACCGAGACGTTAGAGATGCCAAGGTGATAACGTTATTGATTATAACGGATTGATATTTAACGACTTATGACTTGAGGGGTGGTTTCCTCCGCGTCACGGCGGGCCCCCCGCGGGGCCGGGCAAGCTCAGATTCGGTGGGCGGCGGGACGGCCGCAGACCCGCCGGAGGACGGCGCGGGCGGCTTCGATCGCGGCGGGGCTCGCCAGCGGCGGCGCGGCGGCGAAATAGTCCTCGTGGATGCCGGCCGCCCGCCGCACGTCCGCCGCCCGCGCCGGGTCCAGGTCCTGGAAGAGCGGGTCCTCCGCGAAGTCCTCATCGAAGAGGACCGTGTCGGCGAGGGCGTCGAGCAGATCGTCCCACGCCTCCCTGTCGGTGCTCGTGACCCGCGGATAGCCGTCCAGCCGGTTCGGCAGGGCCTCGCGGGCGGCACTGGCCGCCAGGACCCGGAACTCGCGGCCCCGCTGGCGGGATCGGATCTCTTCATCGACGCGATCCCGGATGCAGTCGAAGATCGCGGCGACCGCGGCGTCGTCGACGGCCGTCAGGTCGACGGCCGGGACGTCCCGATCGAGGAGCCCCCCGGCCACCCGGGCCAGCACCACGAGCCGCTCGGGCGACGGCAGCCGCTCGAAGGGCGTGCCGTCGGGATTCCAGGGCTCGTCGTCGTCGGAGCATTCGAGCTCGAGCTCGACGCCGTCCCAGTACGCCGACACGCCCGCCACGAACAGGTCCTTCATCGCCCCGGTCAAGACGCCCTCGCTGTCGTCATCGTCGTCATCGCTGGGCAAGATCCACATGGTGCCGCTCCGCAGGTGGTGTCAAAGACTGTCAGTCGCCGAAGACCGACCGGATGGCATCCTGCTGCTGGTCGGGGAAGAGATGGCGATACCTCCGTCGCATCGCCTCGGTCTGGTGGCCCATCCAGCTGTCCACGACACGTTCGTCGATCCCCTTGAGGGCGCAGTTGCTGGCGAAGGAGTGCCTGAGCGTGTGATAGCCCGGCGCGACCGCCCAGGGACTCCCCTTCAGGGCCTGACGGAACGCCTTCGCGGCCATCTGAACCGAGATCGGTCGCCCGCCCTTGCCGCAGACGGTGTAAGGACCGCCCGGGTGTTGCGAATCCAGCCACTCGCGGAGGATGGCCCGCAGCTCGCCGGCCATGGGGACCGTCCGGAACGTGAGCTCGCTGCCCCGGTCCTTCTTCTTCTCGCGGAGCGTCACGACGCCGCGGTCGAAGTCCAGGTCGTCGACCCGAGACCGGAGGATCTCGGACCGCCGGGCGCCGGTGTAGGCTGCCAGGCTGATGGCGACGAACGCCCAGCGGGCGTGACACCTCTCCCGGGCCGCGTCGAGGAGCTCGCGGACCTGATCGAGCGTGAGGAAGAGGCTCCCCCACAGCTCGTCGATCTGGGCGTCCGTGAGGCCGCCTCGGGCGATCTGCCGCTCGATCTGCTCGCGGACCTGGAACGGCGGCTTGCCGCGGACCTTACCGAAAGTGAGCCCGGCGAGCGACAGCGGCCCTGGTACGAGTCCCAGGGGCTTGGCCCACCGGTTCCAGATGCTGGCGAGCGTCCCCAGTTCCTTCCGGACCGTCGCGTGCGAGATGGTCCGGCCCCGTCGCCCCTTTTCGAGCCCGCGACGGTCGACGTACCGCTGCAGGGCTTCCGTAGAGATGGAGGCGACGGGGAGCGACTTGCCGAGGAGCCGCGTGAGGTGTGCGGCGTGGATCCGCTCGGTGTCGCGGGTGTTGGCCTCCTTGCGGCCGGCGGGGTGCTCGGCTTCGTACCGCTTCAGGAGCGCCGAGAGGGTCAGCGGGGCCTCGCCCCCCGGTTTGGCCGTGACCTTGCCGCCGGAGACCAGGAACCGTCCGACGTCCGCCCCCGGCGGGATCTGGAGAATTCCCCGATCGACCAGCCGGAGGCTCTCCTCCAGTCGGTGTCGGCAGGCGGTCGCCTCCTCTTTGGTGGCCTTCGCCAGCGAATGAGAATGCCGACGCCCTTCCCAGACGAACACGATCCGCCACCGACCGCCCGGTCGCTGTTCGAGTGATGCCAC